ATGGCATACAGAAGAAAGAGGATGGGATGACATTGGATACCATTGGGTAATAACTAGATCTGGAAAGTTAGAACCAGGTCGAGATATTAATATGCAAGGAGCTCATGCTGTAGCTGTGAATGCATCAAGCATTGGGATCTGTCTTGTTGGTAGAGGAGACAACTTTACTGATGCACAATTTATTACCTTGCATAATCTAATCAATACAACTAAAGATATGTATGGAGATGATTTGAAAATTATCGGCCATTGTGATGTTGAACCTAACAAACCAAACTGTCCTGGGTTCGATGTAGAGCAATGGGTTAAAGACGAATTTTATGGCTAAAGGTTATTCATCGGTCCTAGTGATCTCAGATTTACACGCACCCTGGCAGCATCCCGATGCCCTGGAGTTTTTAAAAGCAATCAAAAAAAAAATTAAACCAGACTTTGTTTTAAATGTCGGTGATGAATGTGATGCCCACGCATTGTCAATGTGGGAAAGCGATCCGGATCTTCCATCAGCCGGTGATGAATTAAAGATGGCAAAGAAAGTAATGCATGACTTGGAAAAAATATTTCCGGAGATGACATTGTTACACTCTAATCACTCATCATTAATATACAGAAGAGCTCTTAAACATGGAATGCCTAGAGCTTACCTTAGAAACTATAATGAATTTTTAGAAGTAGGACCAGGATGGAAATGGGTAGATGATATTAATATTCCATTGTCAGATGGTACGGAAGTTTTTGCTACTCATGGTATGGCAGCAGACGGCCTCAAGCTCAGTCTCCAATACGGCAAACATACTATTCAAGGCCACTTCCATTCGAAGGCAGCTATACAATATTTTAGCAATCCAGATAGTTTAGTGTGGTCCCTCCAGGTCGGATGTCTCACAAAACAATCTAGCCTTGCCTTCCAATATTCTCGTAACTTTAGAATGAGATTTATTATTTCTACTGGAGCTGTGATCAATGGACAGCCAGTCATCTATCCAATGCAGATGGACAAGCATGGCCGATGGACCGGTGAGATTGTGTAATGGCTAAACAAAAGTTTACTGATTTTGTTCCTAGACCTAAACCTAGAAAGAGACCAGGTAGACATACTAAGTCATTAAATAAAAGTGTTACTAAAAAAAAATATCGGGGCCAGGGTAGAGTATGAAATCAGTTACTATCAATAACCAAAAATATTTTTTCCTAAAATTAACTTGGGTTGATATTGTTGGGAGCTCAACTCTTGAAGGTGATACAGATTTTAATAAACTTAAATGTGCTACAATAATTACTGAGGCATATCTTTATGATGTGTTCGAAGAGAATGGTAAGGAATATGTTAGGACCTTCTCATCATATTCTATAGATGATCCAGGGTATGGAGATAGAAATGTATATCCAATGGAAGTCTTTGATAAATGCTCACAGAAAGCCATCAGAAATGCTCGTAGAGCTATGCTTAAAGCATAGTCCGATACATCTGTCATTGAAATAAAGATTGCTCTGTATGAGCTTTAAAATGCGTTTAAAGGCAAAGTGCTTATCCTGGTCTCGTTAGGTACATCTAATACATGACATTTAGATCTAATTTGATTAGGATTTATATTGTTCTCTTTAAAATTCTTTTGAATTTCTTTATCATTATACTCCTTAAATTTTAAACAATCCTCCAGAGTATAGAATTGATATGGTGCTACTTGATACATACAGTCACCTTGAGATGTACAAAGGTACAAAACAAAAATAAAAACTTTCATTAGTTACCGGTACTATTTTCTACCGGTCTTTTCAATAACTCATTTTCTATTTTGTCTTTATGTTTTTCAATCCAGTATTCCTCGTATGGTCTGATATTAATTGTAGCTGTCTTATGCATAACTTCTAAATCAATATCATCTGCTGAATAAAACTTCTGATGAGGATGACCTTCACTATCGTGTTGATCAAATGTAATTACAACTACATCATGTTCCCCATCAAATGCTTTAATGAGCTCTTTAATAAACCATTTACTGAACCGAGACTTGTAGACTTTAGCCATCTTTCAATACCTCTATTCCTCTTGGTTTAGCTGGATGCACCTTAATGTATCCATCTCTTTCTAATAGCCTCAACATTCTATGGACATTACTGTGAACGCAGCCATAGTCTTTAGCTATCTCTCTTACAGTAGGTGGTACTCGATTATTTTTTATGTACTCCTGGATGAAATCAAATACACCTAGTTGTTTCTTAGTTAGCATTAGTGTCATTGCTCTTGCCTCCTAATTTCTTTTTTTGATCAGCAAAATAATTTATAAGCATATCCCATTGACCTTTATCTAGATCCATTAATTTTTCTAATGCTGCTTTGTTTTCTTTTTCTAAGTCTATAAGATCATGAATTTTTTCAGCATCACTCATGTCTTTGTTTTGCATTATTTGATTAACAGATTGTTTCATTGTGTTAACCCATACAGTCATCTTTCTTTTTTGATCAGCTACAACTGTTGGATTGTGAGTATTAGCATTGCCATCATCATCCTCACTCGGTAGTCCGTAGATTGCCTGGAGTGAGTATCTCTTAGCATAAGTAATAGCAGATCCTAATGCCTGGCTATCATCGTACTTATTATTTTTTGGAACTACTAAGTATCTAGAAGTAATAACTGTATCACTTGCCTTATGCATTAAGCTGGTCCTTACATACATTGTAGGAACTACAGCTCCCTCTATAACATCTTTCTCAAAGTCTATGCATTGAGTAAATGCTAATCCGTACTTGGCTCCTTCATTGGCAGCAGCTATTACATCTTCAAGAGTTGCGTATTTAGATTTAAAGAATGGATTGTTACCATCTTTAATTGCTGCAACACCTTCCTCTTGGAACTTAGACAAAGCATCAACAATATTTTTAGTGTTGTGTTGGTTCGTCATCGTCATCTTCTCCTTCTCTTTCTTCTCTGGTTTCGTTTGGTCTTGTGTCATTTGTTAAGTCCTCCTTTAAGACATTAATTGTTAATACTCTTTGTTGTAATTGCATGAACTCAAATGCTGTTTGGCCCATGACTTCGATGATCTCTTCAATAAATTTTTCCTCAATATCATGGCCAGTCTTTTGTAAGATCTTTTCACGCAGCATCTTAGCTGTAAGTTTACGAGCTGTGATATAAGCATTGAACCATTGAAAGTTATAATCATCTGGCATCCTTTATACTGAACCTCCTCATTACAATAGGTTCAGCACCTGGTACTTCTACCATTTTAGTTTTTTTTCTACTCATAGTCTTATGACTAATTATAAAACCATTAAAAGAAACTACCTCGTGCTCTTTCATAATAGATTTTATAGCCTTAGATGCCTCATCTTTATTTTCTTTAGCATCCTTATAAGTTTTATCTGCGTTGATATATTCCTCAATCAATTCAGATAACATATTGTTACCATCCATATTTACTGGATCTATATTTCCATTACCTTTGTAAATTTTAGATGCCTCTTCAGTAGTCTCTGGTGGATACCAATAGTCTTTACCTTCTAAGATCCCATCAAATCTATTCCAGAAATCTGTAGCTGCATTAATGATGTCATTACACATCTCAGTATTTCTTTCATAAACATACCATTGCAATTCCCAACCTTTAACTAATCGAACAATGATACCCCAGGTAGATCCGGTGCATAACATCTGCTGCTGTAGTTGGTAAACATACAATGGATTGACTGGATCCTCGGCAGATCCAGAGTAGTTTTTGATTTCTACGGGACCACTTTTCGAAAGAACGATTGTAGTTTTATTATGATCCGTAACCTCAAGACTACCATTGTTAATCGTTAAAAGATTATCAAGTGAGCTGCCGAGTTTCCCATTGTCTAATGAGTACAAGTTGGCCTTCTCTGGAACAGAGATTTTAAATTTGGCCTTCTGATCGATTGCTATGGATTGTAACTCATCGACAAACATTTTAGTTATTGCCGGTTCAAGTGCTTGACCAGCCTTAACCTTTGGATTGTTAGCTAAGTCATTCTTAGCCTCCTTTCCTTGATGCTCATTTAGAGCATCTTCCAAAACTTCATTTGAAGTCTTGAAACCTTTTATGCCAGGGATCAGAGAACCGATCACACTCGCACCTAATTCTTTTCTTTTGTAAGAAGTTTTTCTACCACTATCTTTCATATTAAAATCCTCCTGGTACATAAAAATAATAACACTTATCAATCATGACACAGCCAAGGGTAACAGCTAAGATTAAGGATCCTAAAAAAAACAAGAATGCTAAACCTTCTGCAATTCCAATCAAGATTTCTTTTATGCTCATTGGTTCCTTGTAAACATATTGTTTATCTTCTGTGTTCACTTTAGTCATGAACTGTTTCTTTAATACATGAACAATATAAGACCACATATTATCTTACCTCCTTATATCTTTTGGTTAATTCTTTTTTTACCCATTTAACTTCATCACTCTGATACTCCAATGTATTTAAATCATCAGTCTCATTAATGGAGTAATGAATTAAATCGATATTAGGTTTCAAACCCATTTCTTTTTTCCATTTATTGAAGGCATCTTTTCCCTCTGCTGCACCTACAATCATGTTATGAGTTTGAGGTGTATTGATAGGACCAGCAACTCGCCATTTACCATCGTAACATTCACTAATTACTACTGGTGATTTTTTACCTTGTTTGATTTTTTTCTCATCAATGAATTGATCCTCAAGTTTATTCAACAATCTCATAAGTTTGTTGTATGCTTTTGGCTCAACCCAAATAGTTACTTTTTCGTGTTTAAAATCTTTCGGTCCAACAAAAGATTTATATTTATGATATTTTTTTTTCATTATACTCCCACTCTTTCTAGGACATTTTTTACTGTTGTCGGGTACCAAACTTTGTCCTGGTAAGTTTTAACACCACGATCATTTAAAGCATTAGCTAAACCAGACAATGTACTGATGCCTGTAGCTCTGATGCCAGAAATAATTTCTGAAATATTTTTTGCGTACTGATCTGCATTAGCCTTAGAAGTTTCATGACCTCTAACTCTAACTACATCTAAGTTAGTACGATTGCCTAACAACTTGCCTTCTGATTTTAATCTAGCAAGTGCAGCCTTGGTACGATTTGAAATATTAATTCTTTCAAGTCTATTGATTGCAACATGGAACCCAGCGATTGCATCATCTAAGTTTGGAGTATCCAATACATCAACTGTAATGTTAGTTGTCTCTAAGAACTGACCAACTTCATATGTACGGCCAAGTCTTGATAAAGAATAAACAACTAATGGACATCTTAATTTCTTAGCTGTTCGGATTGCATCTTGCAGCACCGGTCTGTTTTGAAATTTCTTAGCACCAGAAACACCTGGCTCCTCGAACCAGGTGATTGATGCATCAGAATATTTTTTAGTGATTGCAAACTTTTGATTGTTTACATCTTGCTTGTCTGTACTAACTCTAACTAAAGCAACTATGTTCATTATGCAGCCTCCTTAATTTTAGTAACTCTTGGTAAAACTTTTTCTTGCAACTTAGGATTTGAAAACTCTCTGTCATCATCAGAAGTTTCAAATGGTACATACCAAACATCAGCTCCGGCATCGATTGTCTTTTGAGTTACATCTTCACCACCAACTAATCTTTTAGTTAATTTAATTTTGTAACAAGCATAATACTTGTCATCACACATACCCTTCTCAACAACGATACCTTGAATGTAACTTTCTTTTTCTCCGTATCTTGCAAAGTCGTATGCTTTGATTGTGTCACCGATGTTAGCTATGTTTTCGTACTTGAGTGTTTCCATTGTTATATTTCCTTTCATTGTTGTTCTCATATTGTACACCTACTAATATAGATATTTCTGATATATTTACAAGATATATTTTAACAAGGAGAAAACATGGCAAAAACCAAGCAATTAATACCCTTCTACATGAAGATCTCCCAACCTCTAAAGGACAAACTCCAGGACCAGGCCAAGATAGAACGAATACCTATGGCCACTTTGGTGTCTGAAATCTTAGAGATGGGAATAGCGATCCGACCTAAAGTTAGGCAAGATCAATTAGACAAGATGATCAATGCAGCACGAGGGATAGTTACAGATGACAAAAGATAATATTAACCCACCACACTACAAAAACAAAACAATCGAAACAATAGAAGTAATCAGATCTCAACTGACTGAGGCTGAGTTTATCGGATACTTAAAAGGTTCGATTATGAAATACACTTGTCGAATGGGATTGAAGGTTCCAACACTTGAAGGTGCAAGAGAGGACATGGGCAAAGCTCATTGGTTCGTTGAGTATCTTTTGAGTTACTTGACTGATCTCATTAAACAAAAAAAGAAAGATCCAAACAATCCAGGCACAGTAATCAAATTAAGAAAGGACCAGGATAATGACAAAGATCCCAAATAATGTAATGCGACCACCCATTGGTTTTCAGTATGTAAAAGGTAAAGTTGAACCCATTAAAAAACCAAAACCTAAAAATGATTTGCAGCAGCTCAGTACAAGACAAATCAAAATGA